AAACTCCATATTTTGAATAAACATAATAAAGTTTTTCGTCTAATATACTTCCTATACTATTACCAGTAAAGTTATATTTTTCTGTTAAGTTATTTTCTAAATGAGTGTGTTGTATTCTTGGAATGATTGAGTTGAAACAAATAACCGAATCTGATTGATTTGCTTTTATTCCTCCTTGTAGATTAGAAAATTTAGCAATGTTTTTATTTCTATCCCACCCTTTGAAATTCAAACTTTCAAGTCTAACTATTTTATCATCTTCTACTTTATTTATTTCTGATAAACCCACTTCATCATTTGCAATTACAATTTCTTCATCTGTTTTCCTTTTTAGTTCAGATGTAAGTTTAGTATTTATTCGTATACTTTTAAGTTTATTTCTTTCGAGAAGAGATTGTTCTACAAGTAAACCAGAAATTAGTCTTGTTCTTGCCGGTACAATTTTCTCCACGTTTTCAAACAAAGAAGAATCTACATAAGATTTAATAAGATTTAAGTAATAAGACCAGTCAATTTTACCAAAACCTTCTTTAAAAAATACTTTTCTAAAAGCTGTGAATCTTTTATATTCACTCTCATATAAATCAGAAGGGTCACCTATATAATCTGCTAATTGGAAGTTTCCAAAAAATCTAATAATCTCCGTATTTATTAAATCCGTTGGACTAAAGTATACACCGAGTGTATTTGTATCAACTGCCTTTCTGTCGAGAGACTTTTCTGTTGATCGTCTAACCGGAGATAAGGGTCCTACTATTTTTTGTGATTCAACTCTTATTTTATTATTATTAAATGTTTGAGAACCAAACCTCGGTAATTTAGCATAGTGTCTTTTATTTTCACCTGAAAAATTATATGGAAATTCTTTTTTTGTAAAATTGTGACATTTAATATACAAAGGGACATCTTCTCTAAAAACATTATTCTCAAGTTGTCCGTATGATTCACCAAAATTTCCTTCAAGGTCTAGTGGGTAATCAAAGTTTACTTTTACTATCAAGGAGTCACGTAATGCCGATGGTTCGTCAATATCATATCCATGACTATACAATATGTGATTTAGAAATCTAGATTCTTCAATCGGTTGATCGTATATTCTTATTTTATCAACACACCCTCTAAAATTACTACTAATATTGTTACCAAAAAATAACTCATCCTGTTTCGTAAATTGATCAGATAACTCGGAGTTTAATGGTATAATCTTATTAATTTTAAGAACTTCTTCACCATCAGCCACTTTTTTTATATTAATATCCAAAAAACTTTCATTCTTATTTTCATTTTCAATTTTATTTACAAGAAAATGATAAAAACCTGAATTGTTTATTAATAATGGATTTTCATTGTTTTCGTCTTTTATATAGGTTTTTTCATTATTTAGCATTATATAAAAGTACCCAAAGCATTCTTCACCACGTCGTATTGCAACATCAGCACCTATTATCCAACCGTTTTTTTGCAAGGAATCTGTGTTGCAGAAATTTATATCTAACGATTCTTCACTTAAAAAGCATTGGTTATCAATAATATCACCAACCAATAATATGTCTTTGTATGATCCTCTCTCTGGTATATAATTTAGTTTACTTGGAACACCAATACCGGTTAATGTAATGTGACCAAGCATTGTGCCTCCTGGACCAAATACATCAACTGCATATGGTTCTCTGGACACAACATTCTCTCTTTTGAAATAAATATTACCCAAATATATCCAATTAGATGATGTTATACCCACATCACCATCAACAATACCCGTTTCATTTGAAACTTTGTATTCAATCAAAGAATCATCACTTATAAACGATTTACTTGAGTATGTTCCGTCAATTTTGACCGAAAATTCAAGTGAAGTCGATTTGTAAGAGTCTGAATACCAAGGTATGCTTAAAAACTGATTATCTTTATCAAATTCTAGATAATAATTAAATGTATCAAATGAAAAAACAGAATCTTCATCTGAGTCAGTTGTATACTTGACCCCACCAAACTCTTTTACTTTAAAAAGATAATCAGGTACACCATAACATCGTAACAGAGCATTTAGTGATTTTTCTGTACCAGATGACTTTAAAATATGAGGTAAGTTGTTTAATATCCTTCGATATATTATTTCTTTTCTACGGGATAAAGATATAAATTCACTTGGATAAGAAGGTGTTTGGTCTTCTCCATTTGTGTCATTGCCAGCAAATGTAATTCCAAGTGAGTCAAGTAAAAATGTAACAAGTTGATTTGGTATTCCCTTTGTTTCATCATTTCTTGGAATTAGGTTTGCTCCCATGTTTTCTATGTAGATATATAAAATATCAAAATGATTACCTATTAAATTTAGAAATTCAATAAAGTCTTGATTGGATTCATCTCTTATCAAAAATTCAGGTATGTTATTTTTTAAATTATCATCATTTTTTTTATCGTAAAGAGTTGCTTTTTCGGAAATGTCCATATACCAAAAATACGAATCTTGTTGATTAAATTCGGATACTTTTTTTGGCATATATATAGGTGCTTCATACTTTTTATTTTCGTTCTCAAGTACAAGTTCTTTTTTAAATTGCATTTTTAAATTTATATCAAATCCATTACTGTTTTCATTGTTTGTTATTATCTTTTTATTTAGAAAAGAATTTCCAATTATCAAAAACTTATCTTTTTTTTGATTTTTTGTGTTTGTTAAGATATAGTTTTCATTATCATAATAAATGTAAAACAAACCAGCCTGATGTTCAAATGTTGGGTGTTCATTAAATAATCCAATTTCATAATATACTCCTTCAAACCCATTTAAAAAAGTATTATCTTTTTTTTCAGACAAATAAACTTGAATATTTTTAGTGCGAGGCCAAGCATAATCAGAATCTACTTTAAATAAGTACGCATCATAATCTGTAAAATTAACAATTATATCTGTGATCTTTTTATCAACTTCTGAAATATCAAAGTTGTTTAAAATATCAATAGAATCATTTCTTATTTTGTCACTTATAATACCTTTTTCGTTTCTTGAATTTATAGTAAAGATTTTATTTTGTAATTCTACTTTAGCCCAATATAATGCCGAAATTTTTCCCATTTTTACCAGAAACGCATCAATTTTTTTCTTGGCAGAGGAAAATTTTACAAACTTAGAAAAATCACTATAATCAACCTTTACAGGTATATTGTTTGAAATTTTATTAAAGTATTTAACTATGCTATTTGTAAGTTGATCAGTTTTTTCTAAATCTTCTGCTGTATATTTTTTTGTTCCTGATTTTGATATATAATTTTCAGTTAGTGGTCCTCTTAGTTTATATGTTAGAGATACTTGAGGTTCTGTAAAAATCGCATTTTCTATAATATCGTCCGAGATACTTCTGTATATTTTAAATTTTTGACCCACCGATACATTTGGAGGCAACGGTTTTGATAGTTTTAATATAATAGATTCATGTTTTATCGGGTCACTTATAATTTGAGAAAATCTTTCATACTTTAAAATATGAAATTGCTCTTCTGTGTTCAAGTCAAACAATCCAAGAAAATACGAATCAAATATATCATAAAACATTTCATCTAACAATTGAGTATTAAATAGATAGAATAGAATTGAATTAAAAAATAATGAAACATCCTCATTCTCAATAAACGAACTTATGCGGTATTCTTCACTTATTACGAATTGAATACAACGATTGTACTCTGCTATAAATTGATTCTTGGAAAACGCATTGTTATAGTTTACAAGTAAAATATTGTTATATAATTCTGATATTTTCTCTTGCAAATCACCTATAATACCAAACAATGTATTAAAATTGGATGGACTATTATTCTCGTAATTTTGTCCTAATATTTTTTTGAATACAACTTTTATTATTTCTTCATAATCATCAAATAAACTTTTGACATCTTGATTAAAATCTAAATTAGTATTACCAAATAATCTTGAAATATTTTGTGTATGCAATTTATTTATTTTTTTAAAATTATGGGCAATGATTATTTGACGACTTATAAAATGCTGGTAGTCATTATTAATTGCAACATCGTTTGCTCTAATAGAGTTTTTTAAACATTCCGGTTGTACTTTTATTTCTGTGCGGGATGCCGACACCTCTGCGATTACAAGACTACTTGATAATTCATCGTAAGAGCCAATTACATCACTTCTAAAAGAAAAAACTAATTTATATGATCCCGGAGATAAATTTAATTTTTCTAATTCAGTTGTTGGGGATACTATAATATTTTCATCAATTTGTGGAAATATATTATCAAGAATCTTTACCGTACCACTGCGTGTTTCCTTATTGTAGTCTGTGAAGTAATAGTTTTTAATATCATAAGTTGGTGTAGTTTCAACAAATGTAGTGCCGAGTAAATTTTCACCTGAGTAATCGTATATATGTACTTTTATATAATCTCTTAGAGAATTACCT